ATAGGGTCACGGGAACATTTAATATATTCTTCCGCTTGCTCTTGAGTCCAGTTGATTGTGACACCGACCTTTTTTAATAGGGGGTTATCACGGTAACTTTCTTTATTTTTTGTTGCCATCTTTTAGTAGTTTCGCCAATTCAGCAGTTGTACCAACGAATATTGCTTTGTCAATATTGGTATTATTAACTTCTTTCTTATTATCCATATCACGCATTTCTTTTTGGATTTTAAGAAGTCTATCGTTAGCTTCAGTCATGTTCTTTAATAATGTGGCATACACTTCAAAGGCTCTTGGATGCTGTCCAGCTTTAGCAATCTCTAATATTTCGTGCATTGCTTCATGGCCTTGGTCGAGTATGGCTTGAAGATTTTCTTTTGATTGTTGGTAAGCATCTGTTAAATCTTCTTCGATATCTGATTTTTTGTAGTGTGTTGGTAAGACCTGTTTTTTTGGTTCTGGTTCACCAATAGGATTCACATCAAAAACTTGGCTTAAATTTTTATCAAGATTATTCATAAATTAAAATATTAAGATGCTGCAGCTTTAATTATAACATATTGAATCACAGGAGATTCTGTCAATGTAGTGGTGGAAATATTTCTAATAGTTACGTTAGCTTGTCCTTGTGAAGTATTTGAGGCAAGATTATAAGCACCAATTGTACCACCACTAAAATGATTTAACAAAATAAAATCATTTGCACCAATAAATGTATTTAACAAAATAAATGTATTAGATGTTTGTGCATTTAATGAAGAATTGCTTAGTGTTATTTGTCCTGTTGGATTGTTTAATATTACTGTATTTGATTTACTTGTAGATTGTATTGCAACATTACCTGTTCCAGTTGAAAAACCAAGAGAAGTATTTGCATACAATGAACCACTTGCATTTAAATTGCCAACAACACCAACACCTCCACGAACAACCATTGCACCAGTAACAGAAGAATAAGACTGTGTTCCAATTCCGTTATTAGCAGTAAATTGTACTATAACGTTATTTGTTAATGTTCCAGTATAATTTAATTGTTTACTTTTAATTTGAAAAACGTTATTGAATACTTGCAATTCATAACTACCAAGTTCATTTGATAATGAATTATCCCATTGGCTTAATTCCAATGTAGGTCCACTATTTGCATTACTATTAACCCTAATAATTTTAAAAGCTCCGTTAGTATCAATTATATTTAAAGCTTTTATAAATGAAGTTTGTGATTGATAGGAAGCAGTATTAATAACATTAACAATATTAGTATTAGTTATTTGGTCTCCAAGTAATATATGACCAGTATCCCATATATTACCGGTAACTCCTATACTAACCAAATTGGCATCAGTATTTGCACCAACAAGAACACTTCCTCCTGGAGTTACACCATCATGGACAGTTAAAGTTTTCAATGTAGTATCAACAATTATTTCACCATTAGCTCCAATAATTGTTGATAATACTGATGTTGGATATCTTTTAAATTGTAGTTGTTTTGGCATTTTAAACCTATTAGTTAAGAGGGTAAGTTGTATCTATATTTGGAGTTTCTTTTACATTAGTACTATATGTATAAGAGTTTATATTTGCTGTTTCTGTTAATAAATCTTCTGATGGAGTAGATTCAAATAACATATCTTCATTGATTTCTGTTTCTGTTAATAAATCTTCTACCAATATTGAAGTTGCAGTTACAGCAATTTGTGCTAGATTTATTGGTAATACTTGATAAGAGGTAAACACATAATTTGCATTTGTCTTTGTACCAATAATAGATTGTGAGGAAACAAAATTACCATTAATATTTATTAATGTTAATTGATTATTTGTTGGAACAAAATCAACAACTACTGCTGTTGCTGTGGCAGTATCTAATGTATAACCTTGATAAACAATTTCACCAATCTGATAATTACCTACTTTTCCTTCATTTGAAAGATTAAATACAACTTTATCTGTTGGTTGAATATTATTTAATATATTTGTAATTGAGGTAGCAATAAGTTTTGGTGTACTTGTTGCACCAAATATAAAACCTTTAACAGTAAAATCTAAAGTCCAAATAATCGTTCTTGTATCAGAATCTCTTGGTCCTTCATAAGTAATATCAAAATTAGTTGTGTTCAATATCACAGGAATTTCTTTGGTAATTCCTAATTCGGGAATAAGATTAATTTTAATTGTATAATCTGGTGTAAAAAATGGTAATATATGTTCAATGATTTGGTGAGCATCTTCAATATTTCTTGTATACAGATGTAAAGAAAAATCAAAATTATAAGGCACAGGATTATATTGTGCTGTCACGCCTGTTGTGGTATTATAAAAATTTTTAGTATTAGTAATTTGTTTTCTACTAGCATCATAACTTAGACCAGTCATCTCAAAAGATAATCTTGGTAAAGTCATTTGAACTTTTTTGTCTAAGTTATAATCACCTTCAATACGTTGAACATATAATTCTTTTGGTGCATAGGCAATAGGAACAATAAATCTTTCCGCTTCAGTTAAATCTGGATTATAACGAACTAAAGTGATATTATTAAATAGGTCACCAAAACCTACTGTAATTTTACGAATAATGTGGTTGTATGCGGACATTAAATACTTCCAAATGGATTAGTTTCTGATGTATCAACAATCGTAGAGAAAGAATTTGCAATTAATTCATTATCATAATTCTCTTTATTGGATGGATTAGCCAATGGGTCAAACGAAACCAAACTATATTGAGCCCCACTAGTATATCCGTAAATAATAGTATTATCTAAGAATTCACCGGCAATATTGGTTACTGATAATGTACTTGAAGAAGGTATCCAAGATTGTACGATTGCTACTGTGTTTGCGTTAGCATATGAACCATCAAGAGATTGATAAACAATTTCTTGTATTGCATATGTTCCTGTTCCTGTACCAACATTAAGGTGTAAAGTGTATGCTGAATCTGTAACAACAGCATCGATATCTGCCGTACCTGTATTGATAATCTCTTGTGAATACTTAAACTTCTCTAATTCTAATTCATAGAAGTAAGGTACTTTTCTGCCTAACATAAAGAAATCTTTTGTTTGATTGGTAAATTTAATCTCAAACAATTCACCAGTACCGTTTAAGAATGGAATATAAATCAAATCACCTTCCATTGGTCTTGTGATTGTATTTTGTGGTACTCGTTGTGAGAATGTTCTCTTTGAAATAATTACTTGAACCGTATTTTTAATTTCTAAACCAAACTTAGAAAAGAATTCTCTTTCACCACCATATTCTAATGAGTTAGAAAGATAGAGTTCTATTGGATAAGATGATTTAAATTTCTTAACCGGATCCTCACCAAACAATAAATCTCTTGCCTCACTATTGTTATTGGGTAAGTAGAATGCTTCAAAACCTTGGACTTTAATGCTTTCAACTATTAAATCTTCAATTACCCGCTGTTCAGGTAAACTTCCATAATTGTTGAAATAGTGGTTCACCGGCATATTATTCTCCTAATTTTTCACATAAATGTCCTTTATGGTGCTTTCTCACACCTAAAGAAACTAAAGACATTTTAGAACTATCTAAATTATTATCTATACACCACTTATACATATTTGTCACGGTCAATTTTGTTCCGTCTGGTTTAGTTATTAACCAATTTTTAGATTTACCTTTTGAAATATTTTTTTTGTGTTCTTCGGTTTTTTTCTTATTCTTTAAAGTTTGGCTTATTTTTATCTTGTCTGATTCTGGACACTTTCTACCTAAATTCGCTTTATGTCCAATTGGAGGCCTAGATTTTTTTCCAGCCATAATAAATAATTCATGCAATAATTCTTCTTTACCTATAATACCAGCTAACCCTTTCCAAGCTAATTCATCTTCTTTTTTACCATATTGTTCAAAAAGAATACGGTGTGCTTCTGCGTGTTCTTCTACTGTTAATTCAATTAAATTTGATGGTTCATCAGTACCACCAGCATGACGAGGTATTATGTGGTGTTTATGTTTCATATTAGTTCATAAAAAATTCCAGCGGCGCACCGTAATTCATTTCCATTTCTTTCTCTAATCTTTCAATTTCGTCTGTGGCTTCTTTTTGAATAGTTTTGCCATCTAATGTAACGCCGCCAGGTAATTGTAGACCAGCAAACTTAGAAAGATTATTACCCCAACTTCTTTTAATGAGTTGTGTAGCATACTCTTTTATCCAACGGTCATTCCATACCAAATTATAAACATCTGGATTAATGGCTGCATATGCTTCAGCAATCACAACAGTACCAACTGGTGCTTCAGAATCGCCCCATGACCAATCAATATAGAGTCTTTGCATATGTCTTTGGAAGCGAATAGGAACTTCTCCAGTGAACATAATTTCTAGAGAACGTAAGTGTTGTTGTGTTAAAGTGTAGTTGATGTAGGACGCTGAGGTGAAGTCGTACAACTCATTTAGTCTTAATTGATATCTAAGGTCAAACATATTGACGGAAGATTGAGAATCAGATACCGGGAATATACGAGTGATACCAACAATTTCCATTGGATTACCTTGAGCATCTGTTGATTGACTTAAATCTAAATAGCTATTATCAATGTCGGTTTGTTGCAAACCTTTGATATAATAAACTTTTTGTAGTCCATCAAAGTGATAATCTTGCCAATATTGTAAGGCGTCATCTATCCTGTCCTGCACTTGATCCGAGTCAACATTTATTTCTATCACGGGAAATCCTAATCTACGCAAGCAATAATTGGTAAAATCTTCTCTATTAGTTATTGTTGCCATTTATTGTATCCTTTGTGTGTTATCTGTTTACCTGAATTAACTCTAGTCATAGCACCTTGGTCTAAATTATTTTTTCTACAAAATTCTCTTAAATTAAATATATCAACTTTTTGATTATTGTAAATAAAAGAATAATTTTTACATTTTTTTATAAAAAAACCTTCTTTGTGTTTTTTGCCATACATAGGATTTTTTGTGCCTGTCGTTAAAGATTTAATATAATTCTTATGTTCTTCGGTGTGTTTATATCCAAAAGCTGGATGTTTATTTCCTTTTAGTCCATATAATGAATTATTTTCACCACTATTTTTTCTTGACACTACTTGTATATATTGTTTTTTTACTGATGTATAAATCTTAGAATTAATTTTTAATTTTCTAAGGTTTTTCATGTGATGTGATATATTCCATAAAGCATACAACATTTTATCTTTATCTTTTCCTTCTAACATTTTAGGCAGCAAAAGATGACAAATAAAATGTTCCCGTGCAGTTAAAAATACGGTATCATTATTTTTACAAATACTTTTGGGAATTATGTGGTGATTTTCCACATATATCGGTGATGTTTTTTTGTTCCAACCACGAAGTAAAGCATTTTCTATGATAGAAAAATACCACTTACTATACTTATTATCTAAGCAGTAAGACTTAAAATCGTTCCAATTAGTAATTGTTGCCATCAATTTCTCCTATTATGAAGTATTTATCTAATAGGAGAAACGAGGCTTTTGTATTATTGAATTACTTTTGAACCTAGAGGACCATCTGGTTGAGCAGGTTGAAGTTGCTCTCTTGCTTGATTACTAACTTTATCAATCAAACCACGACTAAATTTGTGTGGTAATTCATCTAAACCAGCAATTATTGTATTCAATTCATTGATGGTAACTGTAATGGTAACAGTTTGTTCTTGTTGTTGAACTTGGTCATTCATATCAAAACTCCTATGTTAAAAAATTATATTAAGTGTTGCTTGTATTAGCCCACGGTAAAGCAGGTTCAGAAATAATATTAATCTGATTATTAATCTGTTCATTAATTTTTTCATTAATGTGGTCAGCATAAGAACCAGTAATACTATTATATATCCAGCTCAAAACATTCGCTTCCTGTAATTGATTGAAATGAATAAACTCACCTGTATCATTTGCTGTTAAAGTAAATGGAGTTGCACCGGAGAAAGTACCTGTTTGATTTGCTGGAGTTACTGCTGTATAATCCCAATAAGTTTGAATAACGGTATTTGGATATACATTACCAGATACGGTTACATCTCTAACTTTGAGGCTTTTGATGGTGTGGGTATAAGTCCACTCGGTATTGGCTAAAGTTGCCAATGTATTTACTGTGTCTGCCATTATTTTCTCCTAAAATGTTGGCGTTAATGAAGTTGCTGCCATAGTATTTATATCACTTAATGAGTAAAGATTCCAACTTTGCCAGTCTTTCTTCTTGTGAATCAATGATGTTTTGTTGTTCTTTGATGGCTTCGATGAGTACAGAAACAATTTTTCCATAATCTAATGTTTTAATTGGTTCTTCTATATTTTTATTATTAGGATCTTTTGATACAGACTCTAATACAAATTCTGGTAAAATTTCTTCTACTTCTTGAGCAATCATACCTACATCAGATTTACCTGATTCAATCCAATCAAAACGAACACCCCTTAATTGTTTTACGGTATCTAGTGCATTTGTGAATGTTTGTATATTTGTTTTCAATCTTCTATCAGAATAAGCGGTTATATTACCTGTAGCGACAATTGCTCCGGATACGTTAAATGTGCTACTGCCTGATAAATTCCAATTTGAACCATCAAAATAAAGGTAAGTTGCACTACTTGTTCCTCCATAATATACACCCGTTGAACCACTAGAACGTCTTGCCCAAAAATCTCCATTAGTTGCTACATAACTTCCGCCAGAAAAATTAAACTGAGAACTAGTTGCATTGATTGTACCAAAATTTAGTATAAGTGTAGGACCTAGGTTATTATTATAACCTGTGATAGTTAAATTTGCATTACCGTTCCAAGCAGAATTTCCGCTTTCGATATAGTTGACGCCACCAGAATCTCCAATCCAAGTTTTAGATGATCCGCTTATTGTTCCAACGTACATATTTTGTAAGTTTGATGTACTACTAGGTTTTACATAGTAACCTGTGTTAGAATTATCATAAAATGTCCCCACAAGTGTAAAATTACCAAGTAGAGTTGCATTTGCAGAACTATCAATATTTAAAAGTCTAGCTGAACTAGCACCTCTGTAAATATGAAAAGCATCTCCATATAATCCCATGTCCCACCAAGCAGTTGCACTATTATTGATAGCCATACGAATACTTGCTCTACCTGAATCACTACCTGCTCCATTACCTGCTAAAAATGGAACATGAGGGTGTTGTAACATGATTAAAGAACTTGTATTATCTGTACCTCCACCACTAGAACCTATTGTTGGATATTGACCTCCACCCCAACCAGAGTTATAACCAATATACACATTTCCCCATCCACCATTTCCACCATAAACAGTTAATGTGTTTAAGTATGATGTACTGGCAGGATCCACATAATATCCAGTATTATCTGAATCATAAAATATTGGAGCTCGCATTTGATTACTTGCGTAAGCATAACCATTTGTTGTTCCTAATTGTACAGAATTATAACCATATAACTGAACAGAATGTGTATTAGTTCCTGAACCAGATTCATTGAAAGCTGTAATGATTGGATATGCTCCACCAGAACCTCCATATATTCCTATACCAGCTAAAGTCCACCAACGAATACCATCTGTTCCTGAACCTGCAGAACCTCTTGTTCCTGGAGAATTTCCATAATAAGAATCCCATAAAACGTGGTTAGTATCACCTACACCATTAAACCAAATAGCAGAATTATTATTACTTCTACCAATACTAATACTAGAATTGAATGCTACGTCAGCATTAAATGTTACTGCTGATGATGTTGTTCCTGAAAATGCTCCTGTGGCTCCGGTTGGTCCTGTAGGTCCAGTAGGACCTGTTGGTCCTTGACTACCTGTGGCTCCTGTAGGTCCAGTCGGTCCTGTTGGTCCATAAGGTCCAGTTGGTCCAGTAACGCCTGTTGCACCTTGGCCACCAGTAGGTCCTGTTGGACCTGTGGGTCCAGTTGGTCCTGTTGGACCTCCAGGTCCTGTTGGTCCTGTAGAACCTGTGGCTCCTTGACCACCTGTTGGTCCTGTGGGTCCAGTAGGACCTGTTACACCAGTAGCACCTTGACCACCAGTTGGACCAGTTGGTCCTGTAAGTCCTGTTGCGCCTTGTGGTCCTGTTGGACCTGTAACACCTGTAGCACCTTGTGGTCCTGTTGGACCAGTTGGACCTGTTATGCCTGTGGCACCTTGACCACCAGTTGGTCCAGTAGGGCCTGTAGAACCAGTAGCACCCACAAGACCACTATTAGGTCCAGTCCAAACTCCTGAAGCATTAATGACCGCAGTATTACCTACAGTTAATCCGTTCTTAACAATAAAATTAGATGTGTTAGCTAGTGCCATTTATTTTTGCTTTCAATTCGTCTATTTGTAATTGTTGTTCTTTGATGGCTTCGACTAGGTATGCAAATAAAGCTCTTTCACGAATTGCCAATACTCCATCTTTTTCTCTAACAATTTCTGGTATTATTTTTTCAACTTCTTGAGCAATAAAACCAATATCATTTTTATGTCCTGCAATTTTGTATTGGTCCGTTTCTTCTCGCCAATCAAAAGTTACCCCACGTAATTGTAAAATTTTGTTTAAAGTATTTTGTAATGGTTGAATATTTTCTTTTAACTTGCGGTCAGAAGGAGAACCATAAGCTGTTATATTTCCTGTGGTTACAATATTTCCACTATTATCTATTCTAGTCAAAAGGGTAACTACCGAACCATTTTTTTGATAAAAATTAAATATTCCTCCATAGTCAAAAAATGACATTTGGTCTGATGCTGTATATCCAGTAGTAGTATTATTTGGATAACCTCTTAGAACTAATCCATGGTAATAATCTGCACCATTACCCCATCGTATAACTCCATAACCTGTTGCATTATCAGTACCACCAACTAAAAGACCTTGAGAAGGTGTTTGTAAAGATCCATTTACAGTTACACTATATAAATTTGATGTACTATTAGGATCCACATAATATCCAGTATTATCAGAATCATAAAATATTGGAGCTCTAACGTCTGACGATGAGTATGTAGTTCCATTTACGTGTAGTGAGTAACTAGGACTACTTGTACCTATTCCTACATAACCACTACTTGCAATACGTATTGCTTCAACTTGATTTTGGTCCTGATTAGATGTCCAAAATGATAAACCAACTTTTCTATTATAACCTGCACCAGAATCTTCTGATACTGCATATATTGATGCAGCTTTACCAAGTGCGGATGTTGTAGCTGTTGTAGAATTAAATGGATAATTGGTAGTATCAGAAGGAGGTCCACCAAGGAACGTAATTCCCCATTTTGCTCCAGCGTTAGCTACTGATCCTGGATTTGAATTGAATGGGGCTCTAATAGCAAGCATATTATTTGTGCTACTAGCATTCATTGTAGAAGATGTTGTCACAGAATCATCTACGTGAATATCAATTGGTGTATTAAGAACAAGTTTAGCGTATGTCGATGTTACGGTTGTACCGACTAATAATTGATTAGACGAATTAATAATTACCGCAGGATTAGCGGTTTGGCCAGCGTAACTATTAGGATAAAAAAGAATACCAGCATTACTATCAGCATCATAATTAAAAATGTGCAACCCTCTAGCTGAACCAGTTTGAATAGAAACACCGGTCATTCCTTTGTAATAACTATTTGTACCTCCTGATGAATTATATCTAAAAGCAATTACACCATTATAATCAGTTGTAATTGAGTTATTCACAAACAATTTAGATGATGCGTAATTTGTAGTAGAACCTATCAATAAATTACCACCACTACCACCAGCACCAACAAGAACATCATTACCATTATAATTTAAATAAAGTGGAACTCCACCAGTAGATTGAATATCACCACCACTTGAACTTGCGCCGATGTATATATTTTGTGTACCATTGGATATCCGTGTTTGATAAACAGAACCTAATGTTGCGGATCCTTGAATCATTAATGGAACTGTAGGACTAGTTGTTCCTACACCTAACGATGACACATATAAAGAATTTAAAACTGAACCACCACTAGCATGAACATAATAACCTGTATTTCCCCAATCATAAAATGTTCCTGTGAGATATAGGTCAGCACTTGTGGTACTTGTGGCAGATAATTGCATAACGGATGCTGTAGCTGAACCACCATAATAAAAATTCTTCCAACGCATAGTTGCTCTACTGTTAGCGTATAATGAATCTACTCTTGTAAATATAGTTGGACTTGTTGTGCCGTTATAATATGTGTTGATACCATGAGATTCATTTGTTGACCAACCAGAAGCACCACCAATATAAATGTCATTGAAATCGGATGCACCTGTACCAACATTGAGTACTAATTGACCAGCATAAGAAGCTGATGTTAAACTGTTTGTCGTTATTAATGAGAATGGAGAAGCTCCTGTAGCTCCTGTAGGTCCAGTTGGTCCAGTTGGTCCAGTAGGACCTGTAGGTCCTGTTGGACCTTGACTACCTGTGGCTCCTGTAGGTCCACTAGGTCCTGTTGGTCCAGTTGGTCCTGTTGGTCCTGTTGGTCCATTAGGTCCTGTGGGTCCAGTTAATCCTGTGGCTCCAGTTGGTCCTGTTGGTCCACTAGGACCTGTGGGTCCAGTAGGTCCAACGGGTCCAGTAGGTCCAGTAACACCTGTAGCACCTTGAGGTCCTGCAGGTCCAGTTGGACCAGTTATACCTGTTGCGCCTTGAGGTCCAGTAGGACCTGTTGGTCCATTAGGTCCTGTAGGTCCAGTTAATCCTGTGGCGCCAGTTGGACCTGTAGGTCCTGTAAGACCTGTTGGTCCTGTGGCTCCTGTAGCACCTACGAGTCCGCTATTTGGTCCTGTCCAAACTCCTGAAGCATTAATGACCGCAGTATTACCTACTGTTAGTCCATTCTTGACAATGAAATTTGAAGTATTAGCCAATGCCATTTAATTTACTTTCTAATGTTTCTACTTTATTATTTAATTCTTTGATGGCTTCGATGAGTAAAGGAATTAATTTCTCTTTATCAACAGTTAAAAAATTCATTTCTATACCAGTTTTATTTGTGTGTTCACAATTAAATGGTGCTGGCATTACTGCATCAGGAACTACTTCTAAAATTTCTTGTGCAATTACTCCAGTTTCGTGCATTACTTGTGGAGTAAAATAATAATCTTCTATATTTTCTATCCAATCAAATTCAACACCATTAATTTGCATTAATTTACTTAGTGCATTTTCAATTGGTTTAATATTTGTTTTTAGTCTGCGGTCTGAAGCATAAGCAGTAACATTACCAGCAAAATAAGCATTACCTTGATTAGTAATTGAAGCTACGTTTGTTGCGGTAAAATTTGTACCACCAACAGTTGCTTGTCTGAATATCCAACCACGACCGCCAGTATCCATAGTGAAATAGGTATTATAACTACCTGTAGTATTGTATTCAGCCCAAACTCCACTAGTTGTTTTAAAACCTATTGCGGAAGTGGTTGTTACTGTACCTGCTGACCAAAGAGATAATTGATTTTGTGTATCTGTGTTATTTGCTTGGCCATCAATAGCTAATCCATAAAATCTACTAACATTATTTGGATCCACATAATAAGCAGTATTATCATAATCATAATAAATTGTTGATGACATACTACCATTAACACTTAATACTTGGCCTGGACTTTTTGTGTTTATACCTACTTTAGCTGTAGCAACAACGTTAAGCACATTATCAACACCATATAATCCAAAAGTTAAAAAATTCGAGGTTGATCCAGAACCACCAGCATAATTAAAACCCATATATCCTGAATTATACGTGCTTACAGCTTGTCCTAGTACCTGAACTATATTTGCATTTGTTTGTATATTTGAAGCAAGTGTTACTGATGCCCAATTGAAAGTGCTAACAGGAGCAGTTGTTTGAATATATAAAGGCACACCAGAAAGAGATGTGGTACCTGCGGCATTAATGTGTAATGGTGAAGTAGGACTTGTTGTAGCTATACCCACATAACCAGAAGTATTAATTAAAACTTGTTGTGAAGATGTTTGTCCAAAAGATATATTACCACCATTGGCAGTAATACCTAGTGTTGTGCCAGAGTTACTTTGCCAAATTTGATTGACAGAACCATCGGTACCATTCAATCTTAAACCATTAGCAAGTGTTACTGATAAATTTGATGTACTACTAGGTTTTAAATAATAAGATGTATTCGAGTTATCATATAAAGTACCACCAATATTAATATTTGATGCAGTTGTTATATTACCGATATTTAATGAATCATTAACAGGATAAGAAGATTCATTATAACTATCAAATATTAAAGTACCACTAGGTGTACTAGTAGAAGATGCTGGTTGGTCATATAAAGTAATATCTTGAGACCAACCATATTGATAATAATAAACATCTCCCGCTGTGTATGTGTTTGCTACAGGAGTATAAACCCATACAGTACTAGATCCATCAGATTGTTGATAGACTTGTACGTGAGTTTTTGGACTTCCACCTTCATAATTTTTTTGGTACCAGAAACCACCTCTTTGTCCTAATGCTACTTTGAGTTTACCTTTACCAGAAGTATTAGAAGTTAATCCGGTAATTTCAATAACCATACCGTCACCTGTACCTGCACTACTGGCTGGTAATGTAGCAATTTGCCACCATGTAACCGACATGACTGCACCAAATTCAAATCGTTTAGAGTTTGTTCCATAAACATAACCAGTATTAAGTCTGGTTATATTAACAGTATTTAAAACTGATGTACTGCTAGGTTTTACATAGTAACTTGTGTTAGCGTTATCATAATAAGTACCATCAAGATAAAAACTATTTGTCCAATACATGCCACGACCACCAGCAGCAATAGACAATCTCAAATAATCTGTAACTGTATCGGTATTATTTGAACCAGCAAAATATAAATCAATACCTCCACCATTATCTTGTGCGTATGTTCTCCATCTATAAATATTAGCATAATTAGCAATGGTATATACGGTACCATAGTTATATTGTGGTGCGTTTAAAGTAAGACTTGATTGAATATTAACTGCATAAAGATTTGATGTACTATTAGGATTTACATAATATCCAGTATTATCAGTATCATAAAATATTGGAGCTCTGAAATCACTAGTTGCATATCCAGTGCCATTAACTTGTAATGCAATTCCTGATGTGGTACTTGAACCATTAATTCCTAAACTAGCATTTGATGCGTTCCAATAAAACGGCCATTGACCTGCATTTTCTCTATACATACCACCATTATTACCATCACACATAAAGTTTAAGGCACTTGATGAAGATCCTGCTAACATACCATACCAACCATTTTTAGCAGTTGTTGATGCTATATTTGAATATGTTGAATAACTATTCTGAACAAGACCTGCTACGTTAGTTGAGTTTGCAGGACCTGTAGCTCCTGTGGGACCTGTAGGTCCAGTTGGACCAGTAGGGCCTGTTGGCCCTGTGGTTCCTGTGGGTCCAGTTGGACCTGTTACGCCAGTAGCACCTTGACCACCAGTAGGTCCTGTGGGTCCTGCAGGACCTGTAGGTCCTAAAGGTCCTGTTGGTCCAGTTGGACCTGTAGGTCCTGTGAGTCCTGTAGCTCCTGTTGGTCCAGTAGGTCCTGTTGGACCTCCAGGTCCTGTTGGACCAGTTGGTCCTGTGAGTCCTGTTGCACCTTGACCGCCAGTAGGTCCAGTAGGTCCTGTAACACCAGTAGCGCCTTGACCACCTGTAGGTCCTGTAGGTCCAGTAACTCCTGTGGCACCTTGAGGTCCTGTTGGACCAGTTGGTCCAGTAGGACCAGTTGTGCCTGTAGCACCAGTAGCGCCTACTAGTCCACTATTAGGTCCTGTCCATGCTCCGGAAGAATTGATAACGTTTGTAGTTCCAACGGTCAAGCCGTTTTTAATTACAAAGTTAGATGTGTTTGCTAAGGCCAAGGTTCACTTTCCCCAAGGTTATTATTGTTATTTTTTATTTATGTTGGATAATATTTGCTTAACCAATTTAAATGTTCTCTTTGTTCATTCTTTTCATACCAACCATCACCATTATAAACATTTAAAACTGATTGAAAATATTCTTCGTATTTTTGTGCTACAACATCCAAACTAAAATTATTCATTGCAAAATCACGGCAGGCTTGCGGATTAATTTTGTCAATGTTCTTTGCTGCCCATGTAAAATGTTCGAATGTTCTACAACGATAACCAGTTACACCATGAATATTGTTTTCTGTAAATGAACCCCAATCAGTTGTGATTGTTGGAGTACCAGAAAATAAACATTCTACTTGTACACCACCAAAGGGTTCATTATATAAAGAAGCCACAAAAGCACCTTTGGCTTTTGACATGAGTTGTTTTCTTGTTTCGACATCAGCATAACCAATCTCAGTTACATGGTCAGGCACTTTATCGTAACCCATATCTTTTAAACTATTTTGACCTGCAATAATGAGTTTAGCACCAATGGCTTCTGTTGCTTGTACGGCAATATTAACACCTTTGCCATCATATACACGACCTAGAAATAAAAAGTAATCATCTTTTTTTTCTTCAAATTTAAAATCAGAAGCATCAAAATAATTTGGTATTACAACATCATACCAATCTTGTTTACAAGTACCAACTGAATCTAATCCATAGTACGCATGGTAAATGGCATATGATTCAAATATCTTAAATCTTGCCCAATGACCTCCTGCATACCCAATACCAGGTTCTACACAAATTAAATCAGGATGAGCGTCACAAATAGGCCGAACGCCAGCACCCCAAAAAGGTAATATAAAATCATTCTTCTGTTTTCTTTTGGAGATTTCCTCGATAGCGTTTTTATAAAATGTTTGGTATGCATAATCGTTTGTGTCGAATTTAAAAAAGTGTTTACGCCAGTCATGGTCACCATAGGCCTTCTTCCAATCATCTGAAGTGAGAACTGTGACATGCTCTGTACAAATTAAATCAGATTCTTCGTGGCCGTAGTGTATGACTTCATGGCCTCTGGCAGTCATCATCTTGCCAAACTTAACCACTTTCTGTGTATAAGCACAAGCGTTAAATTCTTTTGATGATACGGTATGTGGCAAACTTATAACATGGAATCTCATACCCATTTAGGACCTTGAAACCAAACTGCCAAAGAATATCTTTTACCTTTAGTTACCGGATGTGCTCTGTGTGGTACAAATGATGGAAAGAATATTGCAGTACCTTGACTACGAACTTGTTCTGCATTTGGATATTCAGTCAAGTCAAATAACTCTAAGTCACCACCTTCATACTCAGATGGGTCAGTTAATTGAATGACACAAGTAAGTTTTCTGTGATATTGGTCATTATTAATCCAAAACACATCATGGTGTTTCTTGTATTCACCTTCATATGCTGAATCATACTCTGCTAATTGAACATAAGAAACATTAGTGATATTAAAATTAAACCATTCTTTGTTGGCTGCAATACACATACGCCATAATTCATCAAATAGAAATTGAAAATCTGGATTATTAGATTGAATAAATCGAACTTTACTTCTACGATATTCTGAATTAGAATTCTCAGACATACCAGAAACACCAAGTTTGGCATCTTGTGGTTCTATTTGTAGACCTAGCTCTAGGATTTTTTCACAAGTTTCCTTGGAAAAATTTTGATTGAAATAACACCATTCACCTCTCATAACGACCTCACTTAAATTATAAAAAATTAATTAAATTGCACTTATACCTGTTCTATGTATTATATAGTTTGTAGAATTTATAGTGGATGGATTTGCCACCAAATATACAGTACCAGAACTGACGTAAGCATCATATGTAGCCAAAGGAGTATTAGTATAAACTTCACCGTATTGTGCTAACCATGCAGTTGTTGTGTTGGCAGTTAACAACAATTCAATAATGTGATAGTTACTACCTTGTGTTGCTTGAACCATGTACTTAGCAGAACGATATGTTGTTGTACTAAAACTATCCATAGTTGTACAAGCTGTTGTTGCTGATGAAGCATTTAAAACAGATTGGCTAACTGTACTTGATGAAGAACTAGTTATTGTTGAAGTTGTTTGTGTAACAACGTTAAATGTTGGTGATGCTGTTGTTCTTAAGTCTTGTGGAGTAGATAAAGTAATAGTACTACCACTTATTGATGCTATTACACCATTGCTACTAGAGAATGTTAATGTACCACCACCTGATACTGAACCAGAACCTGATGTACCTGTTAAGTTGATTGTAGTTGATACAGAAGTATTAGATGCTGAAGTTATACGACCATAAGTATCAACAGTTAATACCGGTATCTGTGTTGAACCACCGTATGTACCTGAAGAAACACCAGATGTTGGGAATCTAGAAGTACTTAATGTACCTGAAGTAATATTAGTTGCATTAGTTGTATCTGTTGTTGCTGAAGTTGCTAAAGTATTCCATGTAGGTGAAGAACCGTAAGTACCACCTGATGTTAATACTTGACCTTGAGAACCTGTTGAACTATTTAATTGTAGTCCGCCTAATAAATTCGTTACAGCTGTACCTTGTGTACTACCAATTGTAATTGTAGTACAAGAACCTGAACCACTATTTGTACCAATATTAATTGTTTTAGAAGAACTTAAAAATGTAGAACCTGTTCCAACGTTAATTGTTTGATTACAAGCAGACTGACCAATCGTAATAGTACCGGTTGATGAAATACCACCAATTGTTATACTAGCACTAGAAGATGTAAATGAAACACTATTTTGTACAGTTAAATTACCTGATACAGTAATATCGGTAGGTAATCTAGAGTTGTTGATTGTTCCTGTACTAATGTTACTAGCATTGACAGAACTTGCGGCAGAGTTTGCTGCATTAAATGCTAAGTTTGCTTGGTTGAACGCTGACTGTGCTAATGTACCAGAAGCATTTGCTTGATTGTAAGCCGCACTTGTATAAGAAACAATATTTGTTCCGTATGAGAATATATTAGATGCTTGTACATCACCTTTAACACCTATACCACCGTTTACGATTAAAGCACCAGTTGTATTACTTGTTGTAGCAACAGTTGATTTAATAATTACGTTATTTCCTGAACCAGACACACGCATAACAACACTACTATCTAATGTGCCGTTTGCCGCAAATACAATATCATTTGTCAGGCCGGTCATTAATATTAAATTACCACCGCCTGTAGTTGTATTACCATAGACTAAGAAATAACCATCATTTGGTTTAATTACGCCATAACCGGGATAGTTATATGTACTACTACCCATACCAATATCAAGGAATCCATCGTTTGCTGTTCCGTTATCTGGAGTAATAAAGATATCAGATGATGAGTTTGCACCAGAGTTGATGTTTTGGTGATTTACACCAGCATAACCGTTATAGTTAGCGGTGAATTGTGTTATCATCTGAGGTTCAACTAAGTAACCTGTAGGAATACCAGCGTATAAAGCATTAAATCCGTTTGATGTGTAACCAAAGAATTCACCAGTATTACCTGTAATAACTTGAGTAGTTGCATTACCGGTAAATGTAATATTACCTGTTACAGTCAAATTGCCTTGAACTGTTGTATTACCACTAATTGTTCCGCCAGACTTAGTAAAGTATGTGGCATCAGAATAAGATTTTAAACCTGTATTTGCCTGGTCAACATACGCTTTCATTGCAGTATTGGAGGCGTTTACATAAGAAACCATGCCAGTATTTGCCTGGTCAACGTAGGCCTTCATGGCGGTATTAGACGCTACGACATATGAGGCCATGCCTGTGTTCGCTTGGTCAACATATGCTTTCATAGCAGTATTTGAAGCAACAACATATGAGGCCATACCTGTATTCGCTTGGTCTACATACGCCTTCATAGCAGTATTCGAAGCATTTACATATGACACCATACCTGTGTTAGCTTGGTCTACATATGCCTTCATGGCGGTGTTAGACGCTACAACATACGAAGCCATACCAGTATTTGCCTGGTCAACATATGCCTTCATGGCAGTATTAGTTGTTGATACTAAATTTGTTAAGTAGACGTTTGCATTATAAGCATATGTGTTAACTGTATTGGCAAAAGCATAACCAGATTGTGCCACAGTATTAGATGTATTTGCCTGATTATATGCTGATTGTGTGAATACGTTTACAGTATTAGCAAAAGAATATCCTGATTGTGCTACAGTATTGGCAGTATTTGCTTGAGAATAGGCAGAATATGCGTAGGTATTTACTGTATTGGCGAAAGCGTATGCTGATTGTGTATATGTACCAAAAGTATTTGATTGGTTATATGCTGATTGAGTAAATACGTTTACGTCATTGGCAAAGTTATATGCTGATTGTGTAAATGTAGCGTTAGAAGCAATCCAAGTATTTTGAGTTGTATCGACACCTTGAATAACGATTGTGTTTGCTTGTGCTGAATTAGCGGTACTATAAGCAGAATATGTGTATGTATTAACTGTATTAGAAGCATTATAAGCATTTTGTGCTAAAACATTGGCTGAGTTTGCTTGATTATATGCTGAATTGGCCTGATTAAAACTTGCCTGTGCTAGTACGTTGGCTGCATTTGCCTGAGCGTAGGCAGCTTGAACTTGAATATTAGAAGCTAAATAATTACCACCAGAAGTTACACCATCGTGTACCGTAATAACTTTTCTATCAGTATCAACAGTAACTTCACCAATGGCACCAGTAAACACAGAGGTTTGTGCCGTGTTACCTCTTCTAAGTTGTAATTGTGTTGTTGGCATGTTTTGACCTATTTCTTAATTATATATTATTTATGCTGCGTAACCATAATCATATGTGAGAACGACTGTATCTGAATCGTAACCGGAATCAAACGTAACACCAGCGGAAGAAGATACTAAGCCTAAATCTCCTGTAGGAGCAGCAAGTAAATCTAATTTTGTTACTAAATTTTTTGTATATGTCACATAAGTTTGTGCATAGGTAGGAGTTAAATAAACATAAATTACATTGTTAATAATTGATACATTGAAATTACCTAAAGGAGTAAAATTATATACATCTCCGTAAGTAACATAGTTTGCTGAATTATCATTATTAATAATATTTAAATTTAAAGCATGATATTGAGCACCGGTTTCTAATTGAACCTGATAAAAAGCACTTCTATAACCGGCAGATGGAAAAGAATCAATCACCTGCATGCTTGTGTTAGATAAAAGTTGTGTATTGGAACTAAAATTACCATAAGTATTAATAGATATATTATTAACACCTAATGTTCCAGTAGAAGGATTAAAGGTTATATTATTACTTGATACATTTAATGATGATACATTACCTGAAGTTGCTTCAACAAAAGCAATATAACCAGTTACATTTGAAGTATTATCATTAGTAATTGTAACTGTTGTGCCACCACCACTCGAAAGTGTGTTAGCATAATTGTAGGCAGCTTGTGCTAATGAATTGGCTGCATTGGCTTTATTAAAAGCGGCTTGTGTAAAATTAATTACATTGACACCAGCTACGGTCAAGTTGCTAACAACATTTACACCATAAGTGTTTGCTCGTAAAACAACATTGTTTGTGTTAGCACCACCAGCAACAATTCGTGTTTCAAGGCCTGTTGTTGCCGAAGTGGTACCAATAACTAAATTACCACCTAATTGACCTGTATTACCTTGGACATACAAATAACCATCTAATGGATAAAGTATAGATGCTCCAACAGGATCATAGTCCTGTGAACCTTGCATACCCATATCAATATAGAATGTAGTATCACTACCTACGTCAGCAGTTACAACATAGTCAGCAGAACCATTTGGATTAATATTCTGAGCATTAATCTGTACATATGTTCCTGTATTACCTGTAAACTGACCAATTAAATTAGGTAAAGGAGTAAATGACCTTGTTGCCAAACCAGAATATATTGCATCAGTAACGATTAAATTATTTGCATAGACGTTGGCAGAACTAATATTTAAATCGCCAGTCATTGTATCGCCAGATTTTTTGACGAATGAACTGACTAATGATTCATTTAAACCAATTTGAATAGTTTTGGTAATTGTATTTGCTAATACTGTAATAGAATTAGCAGCTGTAATACTTAATGTATCGTTTGGGGAACTGGCTAATAATAAAGAACCATTAGCTGAGATATTAGAAAATGATAAACTATTGGTGATATATGATAAACCACCAAAAATATTTTTATAATATAATTTACCATCCGCATAGTTGATGGCAATTTCACCATTCGCCAAAATCGATGGTGTATTACCTGATGTTCCTGATTTTTTTAATACTAAGGTTGTATTTGAAATTGCCATTTAATTAAAAACTTCCGCCGTCCTTTGTTATTTCCGGTTCTTTTGGTTCTTCAGGTACTTCAACAGTTTCTAATAATGAAACTTTATTTGCTTCATCAATTTTTTTACGTTTGGCAGGAGTTAATTGTAAGTAAGCAATTTTATCATTTAATTGTTTAATATCATCATTATATTTTTCATGTATTTGTTTAACTTCTTCACTATGTTTTTCATGTGTTTTTTGGTGTTCTGCTCGCTCTTTAACCAATTCATTTCTAAAAGTATCAACGTTATTCGTTAGATGTTTAACACTATCATATTCAGATTTTAAACTATTATAATTTAATAATCTAACATTCAATTCATTAATTGTATTTTTTGCTTCTTCTAAATCCGCATTTAACATAGTAACATAAGAATCTCTATCATTGGCATTATTAAGTTTAACTGTTTCTAATTCATTTTTTAAATTATTAATAATACCAGTTAATTCTTCTACTTGTACCGAATGATTATTGATACTTTCTTCGGTTATTTTTGCATTTGCCTGTAAAGAAACGTTACGCAAAATTGCATCATTTAATGTATTTGATAAAATCTCAATATAATAATTTACATAATTATTACTCATTTCAAACCCCTATCATAAATTAATAAAAAAATATTTAGAAAGTGCCGCCATCCATTGTTGTTGTCCAAACTGGAACACCAGCATTAGTTACAGTTAGAATCTGATTTGACCATGTTTGGTCAGCACTACCAGCAGCGGCTGTAACACCTAAGTTACCTGTTCCGTTACCAAATGTAACACCGTTTGTTGTGATACTATTTAAGCCTGTGCCACCAGAAGAAACTAATAATGGAGTACCTAATGTTAATGAAGCAATATTGGCGTTGGTAGAAACTCCTAACGATACAATGTTAGCAACACCTGATACACCAAGATTAACTACGTTAGCGTTAGTGATACCTAGTGATGAAATATTAGCAACACCAGATACAGTCAATGCTGAAATGTTGGCAGTTACAGCACCTAATGAATTTAAATTAGATACACCTGATACACCTAGAGTAGCAATATTAGCTGTATTGATGACTGTTAAAGCAGCAATATTTGCGTTAGTACCTACGCCTAACGAAGTAATATTAGCGACACCAGAAACACCTAATGTAGCAGTATTTGTTGTATTAGTTACAGTTAAACCACCAATGTTAGCAGTTGTAACACCTAATGAAGATAAGTTAGTAACACCAGAAACACCTAATGTGGCAATATTGGCAGTACCTGAAACACCTAGAGCAATTAAGTTACCTGTATTTGCTGTTACAGTTGAGATACCATATACGTTACCATTGGCAGCATCAACACCACCAACTTTGATAATATCATAATAAGTATTACCATCAAATGTAACAGTTGTTCCTGGTTCATTAATTACGTTAGAGAATAATTTCCATTTATTGTCGTTATAATCACGAACAAAACCAGTATGTTGGTATAAAGATGTGCCACCTGTGTGACCTGTACCAACAAAGTGACCAACGAAACCGATATCTACTAGATTACCTGAATTATTTGATGCCAAATAAATGATTGGGTCGGTAATATTTAATGTTGATATAGAGTTTGCGTAAGTGATATTACCTGAAACTGCTAAATTTGATACAGTTAATGTACCACCAACAGACATATTATTGGTTGGTAAACTTAAATCAGTATTAAATACTTGTGTACCAACAGCTGAGGTATTTGTACGAGCAATCGTATTATCAGTAGAAATAACTACGTTGGCACCACCAGAACCGTTAGCAGTTTCAGTTGCAACAATACCTGTTCCGTTACCAACAATCGTAAACACATTACCAGTTTGTAGTACGCTTGAACCTGTATTACCTGAAACTGTAATATTAGAAGAAATTACATTGGTTGTTACGGAAAGGATACGGCCGTTTGCACCAATCTGTATTGTAGGAATACTTGTAGGATTACCGTAATAACCTGGAGTTAAACCAGCAATAGTATTTAAAGAAGCGTTTAATGTAACATTATTATTGCCTTGGAAATACTGTGCTGATGCAGTAATATCACCACCAGAAATCTGGAAAGTATTATTAGATACAGTAGCAATCGCTAAATTGGCAGTACCGTATAATTGACCAGCAAATGAACCATCAGAAGCACGTTTTACTAGTGTATTACCTGTATTAGCAGAAGTAGCATTATCAATCGTTTGTGTGTAAAGTAAACCACCAACGTTAACAACACCTGTTCCTGTCGAATTTCCTAGAAAAAATGTGTTAGATAGATATGAGTAGGCTAATTCACCTGCTTTCAGTCCACTAGGTATTGTCGTGGTACTTGAGCGTTTTATCTGAATGATGGTATTAGAAGCTGCCATGGCTTATTTCCTTATTATTTTTATTATTATTCTATATTTATTAAAAAGTACCACCGTCTACACCATTTAATGTTAATGGTAAATTACCTGCATTAGTGACGATAAAATTTGATGTATTTGCTTGATAAGAAATTACATCTCCATCTGCTAAACCAGTCAAATTTAAATCTGCTGCATTATGAAGCCTATTTGTTCCTGCACCAAGACCAGCTATAGTTGGTGGAGTAGGAGTACCAACTCTGACCTGTATAACCGCTGGTGGTGTGACAGTAACATTTGGCATTATCTTGATACTGAAGGAGAAACTTCAGCAATTCCTTCTAAGATTCTGGTAACATTATTGTTTTGGTCAGTAATTTTAGTGTCATACACCCAACGACCTGGTGGAAGATTTGCTGTATTTGCAGCCGATAAACCTAAAATAATTGTACCGGTACTACTATTGATGATAGTTGAGAAAGATGCTAGAGTGTTTGCTGAGTAATATGACTTACGGATTTCACTATTCGCAGTAAAACCTACTAAATTATAAGAATTTAGGTATACATCATCAAGTGTAATTGAAGTTGAAAATGTGGAACCTTGTTCAATGTATAGATTGGTGTAAGCAGCTGGCATTATTTCCTCTGTGAAATCTTTATCCTATTGGATATTTATGCCATTATTTTTTCTTCAATTCGTCAATTTCAGATTTGAGTTCTTTGATAGCTTCAATCAAAACACCTACAATATTACCATAAGCAACGGATAATGTTTTGTCCTCGTCTGTACCTTCTAGAACAACTTCAGGTAAAACTTCTCTTATTTCCTGAGCAATCACACCAATACCATGTTGACCATCTCTGTCAAAACTTACGCCACGAAGAGCAGAAACTTTATCTAAGGCACCAGTAATAGTTTGTACATTAGTTTTAAGTCTTGCATCAGAATAAGCAGTAACGTTTTGATAAGCAGTTAAATTTCCAGAATCATCTAAAGTAAATAAAGGTATAGTATAAGCGCTATTAACAATTTCATACGAACCAGATGGATTTATACGGAAATATTTGTAACCGTTTGTTGCTCCTGTATTTTGAACTTTGAAGAAAGTATGGTAGTTTGTTCCTCCGTAACCATTATTTCCAAATGACATATATGAAGCGAAACCTAACGCATTTGATCCACCATTAAATGATGCAACACCTGAAGAACTACTAACGCTATTTACAGTAATATTAGGACTTCCAGATAAACCAGCCGCATTTCCACCAATATTTAAATTAGCTACAGGAGTTGTTGAATTTACAACAAAAGGTGCTGTGCCTGTTGTTGCTGTTGATACAAATTGTGTTCCACTATGTGTACCAGGAGAACTAAAATTACCACTAGCGTCAAATGTATGTGTGTATAACCCACCGTATATATCGATAGTAAATGCGGACAAATTTACACAATGGATGTTTTGATATCCATATCCTGTACTCTGATTTGTATTAGATGAATTTAAAACATAAAATCCAGAATTATAACTGTTACCTGAATAACTATACGAAGTAACTGAACCTGTATTGATGTTAGGATAAGTGCCTGAAGTAAAATTAGAAGCAGTACCTGTAGTGTTTTGGTTTAATGTTGGGAACGCACAATTAGTTAAATTACCAGAAGCCGGTGTACCTAATGCTGGAGTTACTAAAGTAGGTGAATTGCTTAAAACAACACTACCTGTACCAGTTGATGTGGTGGTACCAGTACCGCCATTACCAACAGCAAGTGTTCCTGATACCTGACCTAAAGGTACATTAGTTGCATTTGAAAGATTTACAGATGATGGTGTACCTAATGCTGGAGTTACTAAAGTAGGTGAATTGCTTAGAACATTATTGCCTGTACCAGTTGAGGTTGTAACACCAGTACCACCATAAGCGGTAGCAATCGTTGAACCTTGCCATGTACCAGTACCAATTGTACCTACTGATGTTAAACTAGAACTTGTAATACCAGAGGCTAATGATGTACCAGTTAAAGCACTACCAGCGTAGCTTAAACCACTATTACCAGCTGACTGAATTCTACCAAATGAATCTACATAAAAAGTTGGAATAGTAGTTGAAGAACCATATGTCCCGGCAGTAACACCAGAAGTTACTGGTGATATACTAACTGATTGATTTGAAGCGGTTGTATTAATTACATATGTATTAGAGGATGTTATTGCTAAGGCTTGGTTGATTAACGATACGGATCCTGTACCACTACTACCAGAAATAGATAATGTTGAAGATACTGCCGCATTAGCAGCTGACGTTACACGACCATATGAATCAATCGCTAATACAGGAATCTGTGTTGTACCGCCATAAGTACCTGACGTAACACCACTAGTTTGTGGATTAATTGTGATTGATTGACCAGAAGCAGACGTAGTGAGAACACCAGTTACACTTGAACCAACTGTTAATGTTTGATTGATTAATGATACTGAACCGGATCCTGAACCACCACCTATTGATAATGTAGAAGATACGGCAGCATTAGATGCTGAAGTTACACGACCATAAGCATCAATTGCTAAAACAGGAATCTGAGTGGCAGCACCATAATTACCTGCTGTAACACCTGAAGTAGGCAATCTGGAAGATGATACAGTTCCAGATGTTAAATTACTAGCATTTAAATTAGTTGCGTTTGCAGTAATAGCACTATTCAATGTAGATACTGATGAAGAAACATATGAAGCCATACCTGTATTGGCTTGGTCAACATAAGCCTTCATAGCAGTATTTGATGAAGTTACTGATGAAGAAACATATGAAGCCATACCTGTATTGGCTTGGTCAACGTAAGCCTTTATAGCAGTATTTGAAGCAACCACATATGAAGCCATACCTGTATTGGCTTGGTCAACGTAAGCCTTCATACCAGTATTTGCCTGGTCAACGTAAGCCTTCATAGCAGTATTTGCTGTATTTAAAGCATAAGAAGTAGCAATATTAGATTGACTTGTGTCGGTCGAAATAATACTTAATTTTTCAGCAGTTAAAATCTGATTGTAAATACCACTTTGTACGTTAAGAATTGCCCATACATTAGATGTTTGATTCCATTGAATGTAAGAGTTTGCGTCAGAACCTTGATTAGGTATTGTACCTGTTCTGTATACGCCAAAATATACAGTTTGATTTGGTGTTGCAGCACTTAGAATAAATTTATTGGAGTTATAAATTGTCGAACCGTTAATAGTAAAATTACCACCAACACTAAAATTATTTGTGATTTGACCAGAACCAGCAGTTAGTGAACCGCCAGTATTTAAATTATTGGTAATATAGAGATTATTTCCAACACCAAGGTCGTTGACTGTATTTGCTAGACCACTTGCATAAAATTTGGTTGTTACTACGTTAGCTGCTTGTATATTACTATTAACCCATACATTACCTGTAGCAACAATATTGGAAGTTGCAATGTTTGTTGTTACCCACAAATTACTACCAACACCTAAATCATTTATTGTGTTAGAAAGACCGGTGGAGTAAAATTTATTTGTAACGATGTTGGCCGCTTGCACATTTGAATTGACCCATACATTACCTGTAGCAACAATATTTGCTGTTGTGATATTATTAGTTACAAATAAATTAGCGGTATTAACACTTGTATTTGCCTGTACATTACCTGTATATGTGTTACCTGTCACAACTAATAGTGCAGTATTAACACCAGTATTTGCTTGTAGAGTATTAGTCCAAGTACCATTTGTTACCACAACTTGTGCAGTATTTACTGAAGTATTAGACTGCAATGTATTCGTTATTAGAGATGATGTGTTAACGGAAGTGTTCGCTTGTAATGTATTGGTCCAAGTACCATTTGTTACCACAACTTGAGCCGTATTAACGGATGTGTTAGCCTGTAAGGTATTTGTAATTACACTAGCGGTATTGACACTTACATTTGCCTGTAGAGTATTAGTCCAAGTACCATTTGTTACCACAACTTGAGCCGTATTAACGGAAGTATTTGCTTGTAAGGTATTTGTTATTAGAGATGCTGTGTTTACTGAAGTATTGGCTTGTAATGTATTGGTCCATGTACCATTCGTTACCACAACTTGAGCCGTATTAACGGATGTGTTAGCCTGTAACGTATTGGTTATAACTTGAGCTGTATTAACAGAAACATTAGATTGTAATGTATTAGTCCATGTACCATTAGTAACAACCATTTGGGCTGTATTAACAGATACGTTTGCTTGAACTGCATTTGCGTATGCAATATTAACAACATTAATTAAATTTGTTTTAACATTATCAGATGCATATACTGTATTAGCATATACACCATTGGCAGCTGTTATGTTTGTGTTTGATGTAATTGCATTTCCAAATATATTACCTGTAACAGTTAATAACGCAGTATTAACACCAGTATTTGCTTGTACTGCATTAACGTATGTATTACCAGAACCAACAATACTACCACTAACGTATGCATTACCAGTTGTTGTTTGATATGTAACTGTTAAATTATTTTGAACTGCTACATTGCCAGTTACTTGAACATTACTTGCAAATGAAGCAAAACCTTGTGTATTTGAGTTGCCTAAAATTGTTACATTACCTTGTACGTTTGCATTATTGGCAACGTATAGTCCTGTATTTGAACCCATCAATGCAACGTTGCCGCTAGCAAATATAGATAGTTGTGTGTTTGTTGTATATACTTGACCACCAACAGTTATATTATTATCAACTATTGTAGATGAACCAACGCCTACTGAGTGTAATGTACCATACATTAATGCAGTTGCATTAACTTGTAAACCTGTTGTGGGGTCATCTAAGTATAATGTACCTGTCGATTTATGATAGTTATTTGCCGCTAAATCATTGTTTTCTTTAGCTAAAGCATTAGTTGTTACAATCCAATCACCAAAAGTGTTAGCGGTACTTAAGAGAGAGTATACGTTAGACATTTGTACCTTTGCTTAATAATTGTGCCATCATTGATTTCAATTCTTTTAAGTCATCTTTGACTTCAGA